ATGTCCGTTGCCGGTTTCGAAGATACATCAAATGTATCTAGAAAACTTAGAGAAGGTTGGGAATTTGTTAGAGCTGATACACTGTTAAGTGAAATTGGCGAAAACGATTATCCAGTCATTTCTGAGGGCAAACATCAGGGGATCGTCGGGATTGGAGGCCTTGCGTTGGGAAGGATACCAACAGAGATCTTAAAAAGCCGTTCTGAATATTTTAATAGAATATCTCAGGATCGAATGGAAGCGGTAGATAGAGATCTTATGAAGGAACAACATCCGGATATGCCGATCAATATTGAAAGGCAGTCCAAAGTAACCTTTGGAGGTGGCCGTAAGAGTTAATTTATTAACGATTACAACCTACAAGGTTGGTTAACACTAACAATATAAGTAATAGGAGAAAAAACTTATGGCAAACGTACTAGAAAAGTTTGGTCTTAGACCACACAGAAAACTTGATGGTACACCACTAGTTGGAGCTCAAAACAGATATAAAATCGCGAACAACTATGGCACTGCGATATTTCAAGGTGACTTAGTTGAACCGAAGACTGCTGGCGTAATCGAAAGACATACAGGCGGCACGTCAAATCATGTTATTGGAGTTTTCAACGGATGTTTTTATACAGACCCTACTACGCAAAAGCCAACCTTCTCAAATTCATATCCAGGCGGAATCGCTGCAGATGACATAACTGCATTTGTAGTAGATGACCCTGATGCTGTGTTTTTGATTAATGCGGATGCAACTTTTGCACAAGCAGATCTGTTCCAAAACTATTCCGTAAACAACGGTGGCGGTAACACTAAAACAGGTATCTCAGAAGTTCAACTTGATGTTTCTGAATCTGGAACTAACGCGTCATACATGGTTCAAGCCATTGATATTTCGCAAGATCCAAATAACAGCGACGTAACAAGTGCTAATGCTAACATCTTAGTTAGAATTAACAGACACTTCTTCAGACACCAAACAGGAGTATAGGAGTATAAACTATGGCAATAAGTAGAGCACAACTAGTCAAAGAACTAGAGCCAGGTTTGAATGCACTATTCGGCCTGGAGTATAACCGTTATGAAAATCAACATGCGGAAATATACAACACAGAAACATCTGACAGAGCTTTCGAAGAAGAAGTAATGCTATCTGGTTTTGCTGGAGCACCAGTAAAACAAGAAGGTGCATCAGTCGTATTTGATCAAGCAACTGAGTCATTCACTGCTAGATACACACACGACACTGTAGCACTTGCATTCTCAATCACAGAGGAAGCAATCGAAGATAACCTTTATGACAGACTTGCTGCTAGATACACTAGAGCATTAGCAAGATCTATGTCTAACACGAAGCAAGTAAAAGCTGCGTCTGTACTAAACAACGCGCAGAATGCTGCTAACCCTGGTGGAGATGGTGTTGCGTTAATCGCAAACAATCACCCATTAGCGTCTGGTGGACAATTCTCAAACGTATTAGCAACAGCTGCAGACTTGAACGAAACTTCACTAGAGCAGTCATTGATCGATATCGCTAGTTTCGTCGATGAAAGAGGCTTAAAAATCGCTGCACAAGGCGTAAAAATGATAATTCCAAAAGAATTACAATTTACAGCAGAAAGATTAATGAAGACTCCTCAAAGAACTGGAACTGCAGATAACGACATCAATGCGATTGTCTCTATGGGTATGGTACCACAAGGATACAGAGTTAATAACTTCTTATCCGACACGGATGCATACTTCATAATGACTGATATCCCTAACGGATTCAAGCATTTCGTAAGAGCACCAATCAAAACTGCAATGGAAGGCGACTTCGAGACAGGAAACGTCAGATTTAAAGCTAGAGAAAGATACTCATTTGGATTCTCAGATCCAAGATGTGTATTTGGTAACGGTAAGTTATAATTCTAGTTACATAATCTAATTTGAAGGGGCGGTGTTCACATCGCCCCTTTTTTTATGTATAATGAAATCAACCTAGATTAAATTGTCATGCAAACTGACTAGGCAGACGGTATAGAGATTGTATGACGTAACGCTATACAGGAGGAAATTATGGCAACAACAACATTTTCCGGACCAATTAAAGCCGGAGATAAAAGAGAAGGTGCTGCAGCGAACGTCGGGTTTACGGTCATGGCACAATCAGCAGCAGTAACAGAAGTTAATGCTTTTGGAACTACGGATATTATTATCCCTGCTAATTCACAAATCACAAACGTTTATGTTTTAGTAACTACTGCATTTGACAATGGTACTAACACAATCGATGTTGGAATATCATCTGATACAGATTTATTCGTAGATGGTTTGGCTGTAGGTACAGTTGGAGCTCACAGAGTAAATGCAACAAGCACAGGTACGGAAGCTAACTGGAAAAATACAGGTTCTTCCGACCAAACTATTGTTTTTATTTCACCAGGCTCAGGTAATGGAGAAGGTGTTTTAACTGTTGAGTACATACAGAATAGAAACATAACATAATAAAAATATGGTGCTCCTTCGGGAGCACCTAACTTAGGAGATAAAATTTTATGGGCGGATCAAGCTTTTCATCAGACCAACAGTCGGCACATGCAACAAGCACAGGTCAAATGGTTGCATTAGGCGGAACAGGTTTTACACATAAATGCAGACTTACCTCTATTCAAGGTAAGGGAAACAGCACTAATGGTTCTATAATTTTTAGAACGGGTGGTGCAACTGGCGATGTTGTGGCAACTTATTTATTTGGAGAAGAAGGTTTGGATATGTATTTACCTGGTAATGGTATTGTATTTCAAGATGGAATTCATGCCACAATCTCAGGCACTGCTGGTGTTACTATTACCTTCACGGGCTAATGGATATTGAATACTATTCAGATATATTGAAATTAAAAAGAGGTGGGGATGTTCAACCACCTCGAACAAAGAAATATTACCGAGCTACAAAAAAAGGAGCCGGTATGACTGCTGCAGGTGTTGCAAAATATCGTAGAGATAATCCAGGCTCTAAGTTAAAAACTGCAGTAACTGGAAAAGTTAAGAAAGGTTCTAAGGATGCAAAGAGACGTAAATCATTCTGTGCTAGAAGCGCGGGTCAAATGAAGAAGTTTCCAAAAGCAGCCAAAGATCCAAACTCAAGATTAAGACAAGCAAGAAGGAGATGGAAATGTTAAAAAAAATATGGGAAAAAGCCAAAAACCTTTGGAATAAAATGGTTGAATGGATTTTTAAAGGTTTCTATAAGTAATTTATGGCTCTAAAAATTTCGGAATCAGCAGCTGTACAGATGCCTATGAAAACGGTTGCTAGCTTGATCGCGATAATCGCAATCGGCACGTGGGCTTATTTTGGCATTCATGAGAAGCTTAATCAGCACAGCACGCAGCTAGAATTAATAACTAAAGATTTAGAAGCTAACTCTGAATTTAGAATTAAATATCCAAGAGGTGAGTTAGGTCAATCAGCCGGAGAAGCAGAACTTTTTATGATTGTAGAGCATGTTAGTGGTTTACTAGAAGATGTAGAAGAAGAAATTAAAGGTATGAGAAACAATGCAGTTAATATAGAATTTTTAAAAAAAAGAACTGAAAAGTTAACTGAAGATGTAGAAAAAATAATTAGAAACGGGAGCGGTAAACATCAATGATAGAAACTGTATTTGCACTAATTTTAACATTAAACGGAAATATGATAGAACATGTATATAAAACCAATCTCAGCGATTGTTTGAAATCTAAGCGTATCGCGCAGAACGAGGTAAATCC